GAAGTTTTTCTTACCAATGTATGCAACAGACTTACCATCTATGATAGCAGTCATAATGTAGATAAATCCCACACCACCTTCGGGTATGTCCATCTCGTTAAACTCCTTTCCTAAGTATATCCAACTCATGTTTCAAATGTATTAATTGTCCAGTAACTTCGGTAAGCTCAATTTCAAGTAAAGAGTTCTGATACATTAATTCTTGAATCTTAGTATCTGCTTCATCAAGGTCTTTATCAAGATCGTCAATCTGAGAACTTAGTATTTTAATTTCATCATCAGCCTCTTGAAGTTCTACATCTACATCTTCTCTCAATTCTTTGAGAGAACTTTGAGCATAATCAATATGCCTCTCTAACTCATCCATTAGTTTTTCTAAACTCATAGCACTTGTTTTAGTAGTGGAAATAATCTATCTCTCACAGCTTCAACACCATGATCTCTTACTGAATCTGACAAATCCTTAGACATATCTAAGTTGATGTATTCAAAACCATACATATTCTTATACTTCTGAGCAGATTTAACTCCGGGCTCATCATTATCAAACAGTACAATTACTTTTTGATATTTACCTATAAGAGGTTTCATAAAGTTTTCTGGAATAAGACTATTCTCACTGTCTGGAGCAATAGACTCAATTCCTGTAATACCCAACCTTTTAAAGCACATCAAGTCCTTTAATGAAGAAGTGATTATCAGATACTTTGATTTAAACTGAAGCTGATCAGAACCTTGAATGTAATCATGTACTTTAATGAACTTGTTATCCTTGTTCTTTGGAGTATAGATCTTATACAAAGTACCATCTTCACGGAAGAACCCGTAGATGAAATTAGCTTTGATGTTTACAGTATCTAGAATATGTCCCTCATCTTCTTTGATCATAGTATAAAAAGACAATGGATAAACATTATGGCCTTCTAATATAGAGGAAGATAACTTGAAGTTTTTCCAATATGCTTGGTCCAATGTATTCCAATGCCTCATCTCATAATCTGAAACCACATATTTACTTTGAGGTTTATAATCAATAGGTACATAAGTATTGTTAGAAATAAAGATGTTGTAATCATCCATTATTTTAAACGAAGCTTTACCACGACCATCAAGATTATACAGATGCATCACAAGATTTAGTCCATCACCACCATAGCCTGAAGAAAAATCTTTAAACTTGTAGTGACCTTTACTATCTGTATAAATACACATAGAAGGAACTTTATCACTTGTATTAAATGCTGATTTGATTTTTAGACTTTGACCACAGAGTCTTTCAGTAAGTTTCAGATAGTGTTCAAACACCCATTCTCTAGGGACATCATTTAAATCAGAAATTATTGCTTTGGTAGAAATCATAATCTTTAGTATTAAAAGTTAGGGGGAACCCCTATGATTCCCCCTTAAATTTTAAATTAATCTAAAGAGAAATCAGTAGAAGGTTTGCTAGAACCTGAGAATGTATCATCATCATCTCCAAAGTTTGAAACCTCTTTAGTCTCAAGCTTCTTTAAATGTTTAGCTTCATTGTAGATAATAACTTTACCTTCTTCTACTTCACCAAATGCATACTTTCCATTTTCTGCTTTTGGCAACCACATATCATAATTAGTATATCCTGTCTTACCAACATACTCTTTACCAGCAATACAAAACTCAAGATACTTATCTTTGATAGGTGCTGTCTTGTTGAATGCTTCAACAAACTGCTCAATAGTGTCATGTTTGTTATGCTGTGCTTGCATCCATTCATTAACACCCAAAGTCTTACAAAGATTTTGTAAGAAGATCAAAATAGATCTGTCTCTTTGAATTTTGATACCAGTTTTAGTAGTACCATCTGCAAATGCATATTGAGAAGCTTTAATTCTACCAATTTGTCCTTTGAAATGACCTCTATCTGGATTGTCTTTGTCTAATGCAAATCCTTCAAATCCTTCAATTGGTTCAGTTTCTACATGCAGGATCAAATGAAATGCATCTTCAATAAATTTAAACTCTTCCAACTCAATGTTGTTAATCTTCAACACTTTGTTACCTGGACTAATTGTTTTTGGTAGCCCGGAACCACCGGTACCCAAATCTTCTGTACTTAAAGCCATTTTACTTTACTTTTTTTAAATTATTAAACAAAAACTTTTTCCCATGATGTCGTTAAGACACCATCAATCATTTCAGAAATTACTATTTCTTCGTTACGCAAATGTTCTGGTCTTGCACCACAAGTAACTTCTTCATTTGTCTTGAAAGACAAAATAGTTTTATTACCTTTTCTGTACATGTAACCAATAGCATCTGCATTTGCACAAATCAGAGACTTAATTTTACCTGTCAAATCAATATTTGCAGACATGACCATCTCACCCTTATCATCTACCACTTTGTCCTTAATGTGACCTGATAGAATAATTGTGGGTGCTAATGTATCAATAAAATCTAAAACTTGAAAAAATGCTTGACGGATATATAAATATCCAGCACCGTTAGGTAATGTAGTTACATTATCTCCATCATAGTTCTTACCCATTGCAGTCTGTTTATAGAGTTTGATTGCCAACGGCATAATCATATCCTCTAAAGCAGTAACTGTGTCAATAGTAATAAACTTGTATGGACATCCTGCAGCTTTGATTGCTTTACCGGCATCTAACAACTCTTGCAGACCACCAATTTTAAGTTTGAGAGCTTCAACAAAATCTGTCCCATTCTCCAAATCTAAAATCAGATTGTTATCAAGTCCTGCATAGGCAGTTGTTTTACCAGTCTTCGGCTTAGAATAAATCACAATTCTTTTAGGATTCTGTCTTGAGGCCGATACTTTACTTGTTGGAAGTACTATACTCATATTTCACTTTTAGTTTGTTTAATCAGATCATTCAACCATGGTCTTGCACTTACAGGTTTCATTAACATGATTGCTGCAAAATCTAAAATTGTCATTTCAGATAATGGAGCATCTGCAATTTCTGTATTTTGAAGTCCAGGTTCTGCTACTGGTTTAGGAGCAAATTCCTCTTCAAAATCAGGAAAAATACTAAGTGACTTCTGTAACTGAGGAATCTCAAGTTTAGCATCTTCTTTTCTCTTTTCATAAAGAGCATAACTAATCTCTTGACCACTTGGTAATACAGCAACCATTTCATTAATAGGAACAAGATATTTTCTATCTACTTTTCCATCTGCTTCAACAGTTTCAGTTACATCATACTCTTCATGATAGAAGGGATTGTACTTAAGTTTGAAGAGTTGTCTTTCTTCTAGACCAGGAACAATGTTTGTGTTCTTCCCACTCCCGTCATAGACATTCTCATAAAACTCAATGTAGATATCTTCTCCTTTCTTCAACTCCCACTCAAAGAACTGAGACTGTTTACCAAACTTACCTTTCTTAAAGAAAGCAGTTTTAATTGTAAAAAATGGATCGGCTAATCCAATTGCTTTGAAAGTATCCATATGTTGCATATAGAACTCTCTTTCTTTTTCTTTTCTATTCATATTTATTAATTTACTTGGATTTTTTGTGCAACTTCTCTTGCAGGTGTTGGTATTTCTACTATTCTCATAGTAGTTCTATCAAGCTTAAAGAAACTTATTCTGGTCATACCATTTCTAGATTTCAAGAAGTGGAATACTAATGTGTCCGGATCTTCAATCAAGAACTTTTCAGGACCATATTTCTTTATTCTTCTGATAGAAGGTTTATTAATACCAATAACCACATCAGCATGTTGCAATAAAGCATCAGAACCATAGATATCAGAATCTAATACATAATTACCATAGTTGGCTTCTACTTGTCTCTTGACATCATCAATGTTTCTATTCAACTGACTTAAGACTACAAATGCTACCGGGTAGTTTTTCTTCATATAGGTCAAGGCTTCACCTAATGCTCCCAACATGTCAAATTTGTCTCTTTGTCCTACATCATTTTTAAATAGAGCAGAGTGATCTATAGTAACAAGCATGTTATGATATGTACCATCAGCTTTTTTGTGTCTTTCCAACTCATAATGAATTGTAGCACACATCTCATTGACAGTACAAGTATCATAGACTACATTGATTATATCAGAAGAAGCACTTTGTTTGTAGTACTCTACACACTTCTCGAATAACTTTTTGTCTATCAACTTGCCATCTTTACTCATTAATGTATTGTAATCAGCACCTGTAATCAGACCAAATTTCCGTATAGCACTGGTTTCATCAACCATTTCCATCTGAAATTTTAACACTCTAAATTCTTGATCAGGATTCTTCTCAATAATATCAGAAACCACCTGTTCCATAAAAAGAGTCTTACCTGTACCAGGTCTTGCACCTACTACAGTTATTGTTCTCCACTCAAGTCCATCACAAAAAGCATCATTAAATTTTGGCCAAGCAGTTACTAGAGCAGGTATTTTACCTTCTCTTTTTGCTTTCATCTTAATCAAACCTTTCTCTAAACTGTTTCTTTCACTAACAGGTAGAAGATGTCTTGCACCATTAAATAACTTTCCCATAGACTTTAAAAATTTACATTATACAATTAACTCACTAAATACATTGTTGTCATCGTCTGGATTGTCTTTTAAGAATTCACAATAAGTTGCAAGATCAGATTCCCAAGTCTTATCTATTCCATTTTGCTTTCTCAAAAAATATTGAGCAGTTCTCATGAAATCATAGTTCTTGGACTCGTATTCTAAAACATACTTTTGTGTTGCTAGAAAGATAGTTTCCCAGTCATAGTTGTAGGTATCAAAGAACCATCTAAATGCATTCTCAAGATTTTTAGCAGGGACTCTTGCATATTTTCCAGAGGACAGTTTCCTATTAGGAAATATGTGTACATATGCCTCTATGTTTTGCATAAAATTATGCCCCATTAAATCTTTAGAAGTCTTCTTTTTAGATTTCTTGAAATACCCATCAATCTCAGTAGTAAAGATAATGCTTTTATCAGTTAATTCCAAGTCTTCAGTCAACCAATGATCGTTTTGCAGTCGTTTGCACTCAAGTTCTTTATTGACAAACTTGTGAGGCACAATCTTCTCTTTAATACAATACAAAACATAGAATGTATTAGGTGATAATCCATGCTGGATCATCTTTGTAAATATTTCTGTCATATTACCAAGTTATAGTTTCACCATTATTTGTTTTTACAATTTTAGATATTTTATTAAAAATATCGTTGCTATCCCATTTAGACCCGTTATAAGCAGCAGAAGCAGGATGTTTAACAGTAAACTTATAATTATTATCATTAGTAAGTTCAGACCATTCTTCAGCTTTTTTCCCCATGTAGACATATATCAATCCGGTATTATAATTATTCAACCAATCTAACAAGTATGCAGTGAAAGGTTTCCAAATATCATAATGACTACCAATTTTACCTACCTCAACTGTAAAAGCTGTATTAAGCATTAGTATTCCTTGATTAGACCATCTTTTAAGATCTGGATCCTGAAAAGTAGGGAAACCCTGATACACTGTTCTTTCTACTTCTGCAAAGATATACTTTAGACTTGGTTGTACTTTGTTTGTGTTACCACAACTAAATGATATACCATCTGCAACTCCTAATTGTGGATATGGATCCTGACCAACAAACACAACTTTAAGTTTGTCCAGAGGACATTCTTCAAAAGCTCTAAATACTTGTTTAAGAGTTGGAGTAAACCTTTTATCTGTAATACTTAACCGATATAGCTCACTAAGTATGTCAGTAAACTCAGAACTAAATATAAAAGATTTAAGTACTCTACCCCAACCACTAGGTTCAAGTTTAGCAAACAATTTTTGTTTAATTTCGTCTATTTCCGTTTCTAATTTCATTTTTTTGTTATTTTTGATAAAAAATTCATATCATGATCAAAGCAAAAGAACTTAAAGAAGATGCTCTTATTGATGTTAGAGTCAACAAAAGCTACTACATGATGGCTAAAGCTGCATCTTTTACAATTCTTCAGAACATGAACATCACAGAAAAAGGTGATGACTACTTCAAAGAAATCATGACTAAAAAGTATGAGGAACTAGATGAAATGCAAAGAGCATTCTATACTATTGTTCTTCTTCTTGCTGAGATTGAAAAACAAGCTACTAGCACCAATCAGTTTACTGAAAAAGAAATTCTTGAACCTGGGGATGAAGGTTACGTAGCACCTACCCTAGATTAATATTGTAATTTTCTTTTCCTAATTGGATGCAGGCTTCAATTGCCAACATCAATTCATCTTTACTACATTCAGCAAAAGATTTACCTTCTAATCCAGAAGCATTTTTAATTATATCCTTCATTTCATCAAAGGTATAACCAGACTCTTTTGACATTTCTCTTATACAAGCATGTACTTTTGCAAGTTGTGCTTTACTATGATCTGCATTAGCAAGATCAAGATACATATCTACTTTTTGACCCTCGGGGATCTTTTCTACAAAAATCTCATATGCTAATTTATCTTGAGGACTAGCATATGTGAGTTTTCCATTCTTCTTTACAAACTTACCACTAAACATCTTCGCAACCTGTTAAAGTTTTTACTAATTCCATAAACTCATCTAGATGAGCTTTGGTTTCAATTCTTAATGCTGGTATGTCAAATGATTTAATATACCACTCATCATTTTCTACTTCATCACTGTCACAGGATATTAAACAAACACCTGCACATAGATCTAGTATGTAATAATAATAGTCATAACCATTACCAGTTTCTGTATGATTTGCTTCTTGTTTTTCAAAACCAGCATCAATCAGTATCTTTTCCGTCATTTGTCAATTCTTT